CATGGCGTCCTGATCCAGTAACGGACGGCGAACGACTCCATCCACCACACGGTGGCCTGGTCGTACGAGGCGAGCTGGCCGCCCTTGGCGTCCACCGCGGTGATCTGCGCGTAGCCGTCGGGCGTCCAGTTGACGAGACAGGTGCGCAGGGCCGTGATCAGCGCCTGCAGGTCGGTGGACTGCGCGGTGCCGCGCTGGTCCTGCCGGTAGTTCCGGGCAGCGATGACGACGCTGAACACGACGTCGACCGCCTGGACGTGCACGGAGCTGCCGCCCTGCTTGGCGCCGGCGACCTCCTTGGCCAGCAGCACGAACGCCGCCGGCGTCTGCGGGGACGGCATCTTGGCGGCCGCATCGAACTCGGCGGCGCCGGCCACGTCGCGGAAGCCGAGCTGCGCGGCCTTGATCCGCTCCATGACGGCGGTGATGTTGAAGGGGCCGACGAAGCTCACGGCGTGCCCCCGATGATCTCGTCGATGAAGCTGCTGACGACGTCGACCACTTCCTCCGCCCAGGCCTCGGGCAGGTCGGCGGAGCCGTTGCGGATGGGCAGGAACGCGCGCGCCGGGATCGGCCCCGGGGCCTTGCCGAAAACGCGGTTGTCCGGCCGGCCGAACTGGTGCGTCGCCGCCCGGTTCGACGCCGCCGGGCCCGGGCCGATGTCCACCGCCGCGCCGATGACGCGGTGGGTGATGGATCCGGCCATGATCCCGGAGTCGCGCAGGATCGCAGCCGCGCCCTTGCCGGTAGCGTTGCGGTCGCGGGAGCGGCGCGCGCGCAGCGCGAGGGTGACCGGCGAGTGCGGCGCCCAGGGATTGCCCCACGGGTCCGCCTGGTCGTCGAACGTCAGCGCCACGCGCTGGGAGACCGTGAAGCCGACCGCATCCAGCAGGTCGGTCGGCACCGCCAGCTTCGCCGCGGCCTGGCGCAGCGCGGCCAGCACCGACCGATCGTCGACCGTGAAGGCGACGCCGCTCACAGGATCGTCTCCAGCACGTCGTCGGTGAACACGACCGGCGGCGCCCGCACGGCGACCACGCTGGACGTGCCCTCGGGCACCAGCTCGCCGATGATCGCCTTGCCCGTGGACACGTCGCGCAGCCAGCGCATCGCGTCCTCGTAGGCCTGGCGGATGCGGTCGGTGGCGTGGTCGTCGTGGAGCAGGTAGCGGGCGATGGTGCAGCACACGCCCTGGATGGAGGCCGGGACCGGCGAGGCCGGGACGGTGTACCGAGCCGACAGGTAGGTGTCGATCGTCGCGCTGGCGTCCGTCAGGGCGCGGGCCACAATGTCCGCGTCCGGGCTGCCCGAAGGCGGCTCGGCGCGGTCAGCGACCTGCACCAGTTCGTGCGCCCCGTAGCGGTCGATCAAGTCCTGCAGGCTGGCGTACACCCGGTCACCCCTTGGCGCGCTTGCCGGGCTTCGCCTTGCCGGCCGGAGCCGGCGCCTGGGTAGTGATGGTCGCCGCGGGCTCGTCGACGACGTTGGCCGCCCCAACGGCGACCGCCTTGCCCGCGGCAACCAACTCGGAGCCGATGTGGTCGGGCAGGTCGACCTCGCAGCCAGGAGCCACCTGGACAGGGTCCAGGGGCTCGCCAGTCACCAGGGTTTCGAGCGCCCGGACGCGCATCAGCGGACCTGCACGCGCATCGACGCGTTCGGGCGGTAGGGCACCATCAGCGGCGCGGACTGCAGCAGCAGCCAGCGGACCGACGGATCCTTCTCCAGCCACGACTTGGAGAAGTAGCGGGTGGCCGCGAAGTTCGCCTCCTCGTCATGGATCATGCCGTAGGCGCGGGTGCCGAGCAGGCCCGGCATGTTCAGCAACAGCACGTCCATGTCGTTGAGCATGGTCGCGGCGCTGCCGTCGTCGGCGATGTACGGCTGGTTGTAGACCCAGAACTCGATGTTGCCGATGCGGCCCTGGTAGCGAGCCCAGTTGCCGCCGGTGCCGGTCGGGTTGAGGAAGTACTGGACCGAGCCATCCTGGCCCTTCTCGCGGTCCAGGTTGTTCTGGAACTTCGCGTCGGCGCGCAGCAGTTTCCACGCGCCCGGGGCCAGCACGACGTGGGTGACAGCGCCGCCGCCGCGGGTCGTGACGGTGTCGAACCAGGTCTCCAGGTTGTCCATCGGCGACACGCCCGACTCGCCCCAGCGGGCGGTGGTGAGCAGGGTCTGCGTCAGGTCAGCATGGCGACCGAAGTTGACCACGACCGAGGGGTAGCCCTCGCCGACGACCGTGATGCTGCCGTTGCGCAGCACCTGCGCCGCCATCCACTCCTCGCGGCGGGTCAGGGTGTCCAGCTGGTTGGCCAGGGCCAGTGCCACGTTGCGGTTCTGGCGCTCGGCCGGGCTCAGCTCGCCGCCGATGCGCTCGCCGACCATGCGGACCAGCGCGTCGCGGGGATTGAACTGGCGCTTGTCCTTGACGTACGCCGGCTTGAAGTTCTTGGCCGTGTAGCCCTCGTTGGCGATCGCCTTGCCCGCCTTGAGCGGCGAGACGAACGGCGCCAGGCGCGCGGCCTCGTCCTTGACGTGGAACTCGATGTACTCGGACGTGGACCGCTGCTCCTGCCGGAAGAAGGCATCCAGCAGGAAAGACTGCGGCCGGTCGAGGTTCTCGACGACCTGGTTCAGCACACTCGTATCGAAAATGTCCATGAATCAGGCCTCGGGGTTGGTGTAGAAGATGCCCAGGCTGCGCAGGCCATCGCGGGCCGACGCGGCGGTGTGCTGGTAGCCGAAGATCAGCGCGGCCAGACGGAAGTTGCCGGCCTCGTAGACGATCGCCTCGGCATCGGCGGAGGTCGCGTCGACCGTCTGCGCGAGGATCGCGCGCGGGGTCTGCGAGCCGTCATCCTCGGTGGCGTCGCTCAGCACGAACTTGCCGCCGGTGGTGATCCGGCCCAGCACGGAGCCCGGAGCCAGGACGCCGGCGCCGCTGGCGATGGTGACCTTGCGCTCGATGCGGCCCAGGTCCGACTCGAACAGATCGACCGGGGCATAGGTGCCCTCGGTGGCGATGGAAGCGTGGGGGTTCATCGGTTACTTCTCCCGGGGGCGATTGACGAGGCCGGCCACGCCGGCGGCGAACTTCTGGGATTCGGTGGCCGTGGCGGCGTCGCCCTCCGGGCCCGTGGCGGTCGCGGTGAACAGACCGTCCGGACGCTTGGTGTTGGCCTGCAGGTCCTTGGCGACCGCGGCGAACGTGTCGGCATCCAGGGCCATGTACGGCTTGGCCGCGTCGGCGCTGAACTCGCGGCCGATGGCCGTGAACAGGCTCTTGACCTCGACCTCGCGCGCGGCGGTGGCGGCGGCTGCGGCGGTCTGCTGCGCGGTCTCGGCCGCGGCCTTGAACTGGTCGCGCTCGGCGGTGGCGGTGGCCAGGGCCTGCTCCGCGGCCGCCTTGGCGGCGTTCGCGGCGTCCAGCTGCGACTGCAGCTCGGCGATCTTGGGATCCATTCGGGTTGACTCCTTGGTGGCAGAGAACACGGCCGCGGACGTACCGATGTCGGCGCCAGTGGGGGTGAAGGAAAGTTCGCGGATGACCGAGTCGCGGAAGATCGTGGCCGGGCCGTTCACGGTGTGGCCGTTGACGACGGTCGTGGATCCGGCCTGCAGCTCATCCACCCGACCCGGCTGGATGTGCACGCTCATCTCCCACGGGAAGCCGTCATCGGCATCGGCCGCGACCGCGGCGCCGTGGGTGTTGGGGAGCAGGTGGCCTTCGGCCAGGATGCGGTTGTCGGCGATGCTCAGCTTGCACACGCCGGCGCGCTGCGAGCGGTCGTGGTCAACCAGCACCGCGGTGCGGTCGGCGACCTTCGTGGTGGACAGGTCGAACACCACCGCGTTCCAGTAGCTGTGGCCGGTGACCACCTCGCCGCTGTAGGCCACGCCCGAAAACCGGCGCTTGCCCTCCACCTCGGCCTTGACTTCGGCGCTGGCAGGGGCGAAGAACCGGAATGCTTCGACCGGCGGAATACTGGTAGGCGTGCCATCCATGCGCGGCACGGTGCACGAGGTTGCGCGCCGTCCGTGAGTCAAACCACGGCGCAGGGGCTAGCGCTTGCGGGTCGCCATCCACTCGCCCAGGTCGGCGAGCCGCTGTTGTGCCTGGGCGCGGTCGTAGGCCCCGGCGGCGACGCACTCGGCGTCCGCCTTGCCGTGCTCGGTGATCCCGTAGAAGGCGGTCAGCTCGCCGGCCTCGGCGGCGCGCAGCAGCTCGCGCAGGGTGCCGACGACCGACCGGTTCGGACGCCGGGCCGGCGCGCGCTTGGGCACGGTCAGGCGGCCTTGGCCTGCTGCACCGACTCGGCCGTCACGATGTGCCGAGCCTTGATCCCGCCCTCGCGGTGCAGGACGATCGCCTGCATCAGCCGGCGCGACCTCCAGCCGCCGGCGGTGGCGTAGGCGTCCTTGGCGGCCAGGGTGTTGAAGGTCTCGACCGTGACGCCGGGGTACTCCCGCAGCGACTCGTGGTGCACGTGCCCGGTCCACCAGTAGCGGTGCCGGGTCTGGCCCCACAGCTCCGCCTGGTCGGACGCCATCACGCCAGGCAGGCCGGCCGGCTTGCAGGTGTGGCCGTGGTGCATGCCGATCAGGTTGGCGCCGAACCGGTGGTAGTGGAACAGCGCCGGCGACAGCTCGACGACGACGCGCGGCTCGTGCTCGTACGTGTCGTGGAGCGCGGCGGCCAACCAGAGGGAGCCGGTCTCGTCGTGGTTGCCCTGGACGTTCACCACGTGCACCGTCTTGTGCTTGGCCAGGGCCGAGGTGATGCACTGGCGCATGACCTTGATCCCGACCGCGATCATCTTGGCATAGCGGCCGTCGGCGTCGACCTGGTGACCCGAACGCGGCGTCACCGCGGCCATCGAGTCGTAGTGGAACAGGTCCCCCAGGTTCACGATCAGCGCGGTCTCGGCCGGCGGGGCGGCGTCCACCAGGTCGGCCATGGCCTGGCAGTGCACGCGCTCGGCGATGTGCAGGTCCCAGTCCTCGCCGCACTCGAGGGCCCACGCGCGCATGCCGATATGCGGGTCGCCCATGGGGTAGGCCACCAGTAGGTCGGCGTTGTGGTGCGCGGCGGCCGGGCGCGGCTCGACCCGCGGCAGGTCGGCGGTCATCGCCCGCGCCGCCTCCTGCAGCATCTCCCGCATGCGCTCCGGATCCACGCTGGCGCGGACCCACTGCAGCGGCATCTCGGGGTTGTCGGTCTTGACCAGCGTGGTCAGCCGCGTGGCGCCGAACCCGTCCGGGATGACCATGGGCCGAAGGTGCGCCGGGGTCGCGCCGGCCGTCGCCTCAGCATGCTGCCGCAGCAGGTTCCCGGGCGTGCGCGGGTTCGGGAACGGCGGCAGCAGCTTGTTGAGCCGGTGCTCGACCTGCCGGCGCCACATGCACACGGCCGTCCGGCCCATGCCCAGGCGCTCGGCGAAGATGGTCACACTGCCGGCGCCGGTGCGCTCGACCTCGTCGTGGTACTCCATCCACGCCTCGGCGAACTCGGCGTCGGTGAGCTGGCGCTTGCTGGTCATGCGGCGGCCCGGGCGTTGCGCGGCAGCGGCGCCCCTTCCTGTTGCTCCAGTTCCTCCTGCAGCTGCGCCAGGGCGCGCCAGGCCACCTTCGCGCTGTGCCGGGTTCCGTCGGCGTCCAGCGTTCCGGCATCGACCTGGTGGCGGATGATCTTGTTGCCGTGGTCCATCGACTTGCCGCGGGCCCAATGCATCGGCTGGCCAGGGTTGTGCTGGTCGTTCCCGACCTTGGACACCCGCGCGACCTCAGCCAGGGCGGCCGGGAAGTAGTACAACAGGCCGTCGGCCATGGGGTACTCGCCCCGGGCGGCAGTGTCCGCTGGCAGCGAAGCACCCGGAGCGCCCACGATCCTGATCGGGATCGTGACCTCCCGAGTGTTCCCGAACCGCAGGCCGTTGAACCAGCGCCGAAGGATGTAGCTTCTGGCCAAGCTGATGGCCGTGAAGATCACGCCGATCCCGAGCGCCTGGCCGGCGGTCACGTGGAAGCCGAACCAGGGCAGCACCAGCAGGTTGGCGGCGAAGTTGATGCCGAATCCCACGGCGATGTTCGCCCAGGCCTCGACGAAGGATCCCATTCGGGTCTGCATGGCTCAGGGTCTCGGGTTGAAGGTCTGCCAGCGCCGGATGGCGTCGGTGAGTGCCTGGATCGCCGCCGGCGCGGCCTTGCGCGCGACCGCGCCGCCCATCCGCCGCGCGATCGCCGACTCGATGGCCCGCATGTCGTCGTCGCCGAACAGGGACCGCGGACCCCAGTCCGGGTCGACCGGCACGCCCGGCGGCTCGGCGCTGATGCCGCGGCGCTCGGCCTCCTTGCGCGTGACGGCGATGGCGCGGCAGCGGCAGTTGAAGCCCAGCGGGGGATAGTTGGCCCGCCACCAGGGGTGGTCGGCCGGCAGGATGGTCCCGTGCCGTGCCGCGTGATCCGGCCGGGTACGGGAATCGTTGACCGCCGAGTACATCAGGTAGGGGTGCGTCCGCAGGTTCCGGCGAATCTGCTCCGCCCTGCCCTGCGACCAGGCGGCCTGCAGGTTGGTGCGGTAGACCGTTTCCAGCCGGTGCGACGGCAGGTCGACCGACTGGATCTGCTCGCGCCACTGCTCGAACGTCCCGCCCTCGCTCAGCACAGCCCGCAGGCTGTCCCAGACGGCCTGCAGCTGGTCGAGCGCGTTCAGGCCGGAGACCGTGAAGGCCTTCGCCCGGGCCTGGCCCTGCAGGTCGCCATAGAACACGTCCGGCAGCACGACCAGCCGCCGGATCGCGGCGGCGATCGCTTCGTCGAACGGGACCGGCTCAAGCCTCAGGGTCGGCACTGCTCGGCTCCGCGGCGGCGAATCCCATCACGCTGGCGGCGAACAGCGCGCGCTCGAGCAGCTCCCGCGCCTGCGCCCGATCGGTCTTGGCGAACAGCTCGCCCAGCCGGTACAGCAGGTCCTGCTCGTCCTGCGCCCCGGTGATGGCGGCCCGGATGTCGGCGGCCGGCACCGGCGACGCCGCGCGCTCGAGGGTCGCCGCCACCAGGTCCTCGACGCTCTCCTGGTCCGGCGTGAACCGCCCCGGCCGGGCCGAGAACTTGGCGTCCGCCGCCGGCACGCCGGGCAGCATCGGCGGCGGCTCCGGCGCGTCGTCGATGTCGCCTTCCTCGAAGTCGTAGTGGTCCAGCCAGTACTGCTTGGTGAAGCGCACGCCGGCGTTCTTGAGCACGGCATCGCGGTTCGCGCGCTCGACGGCCAGGCCTTCGCCGGCCTCCATGATGAACGAGGGCACCGGGCTGCCGGGCCAGTTGAGGGCGACCAGGGCGTTGATCACGCGCTGCACCGTCGGCGTGATCAGGCGGATGTCCGCCATCAGCCGGTCCTCGCGCACCATGTTGTGAACCTTGGCCGCCGCGAAGCTGCCGCCGCCCTGCACATCCGTGGTCAGGGTCTGGCCGAGGATCACCTTCTGGATGCGCCGGTCGACCGCCGAGCTGAACTTGTCGAAGGCGTCGCCGGCGTTGCCCGGGCTGATCGCCTGGACGTCGTCATCCTTGCCGACCGCCGCGACGCCCGACTGCACCATCCGCACCAGAGCGTCGGCCATCTTCTGCACGTCGCCGCCGGTCTTGCCCAGGGTGAACGGCGCGCCGTGGCGCTCGAGGAAGGTGCCCCAGAACTTCCAGCCGTTGGAGCGGAAGAACCACGGCCAGAACACCTTGCTGAGCAGCGGATCGCCCGTGGGCTGGCGCACCTCGGGGTTGCGGACCGTGCCGAAGAACTTGAACGTCTCGTCCACCAGCTCGCCGACCAGGTCGACCCCGTTCGGGCGGTAGCGCAGCCGCTGGTCGACGTCGATGGTGAACCACTCGAACGGCAGCGCGCGCACCTGGCTAATGCCGATGCGCGGACCCCGGGCATAGACCAGCTCGAACACGCTGTAGCCGAACGGGACCGCCGCCCACGCTGCCCGGATCAGCGCCTCGATATGCGGCTCCAGCATCGGCCACAGCTCCTTGGCGACCGGGTCGTCCTCGAACGGCTCCAGGCGCCAGGGGATGGACAGCAGCGCCGTCAGCCGGGTCTCCATGGCGCCCGCGATCTCGTCGTCGCCGGCGAGCTTGCGCAGCTCCGACCGGCCCTTGCCCGCCTTGCGCAGGACCTCGTCCGCTTCGGGCATCAGGCCCAGCCAGTTGACCAGCTGGTCGATCGCCATCGCGTCGTAGAGCGCCGTCTTGCCGGAGGCGAACCGCTTGGCGGGCTCGTCGTTATGCCGCTGCCAGGGCCATTTCATCGAGGTGTCCTCCGAAAACGCGGGGGGCGCCGACCGCGTACTGGCCGGCGTGGGGGTTCTTGACCAGGTCGAAGGCGTCCGAGAACGCGTCGACCTGGTCGTCAAAGCTGGAATCGGGGAACGACTCCAGCTCGCCTAGGAAGGCCTCAGTCCAGTGCGCGCGCAGCACCTGGACGTTGCCGTGCTGCCACTGCGCGGAGACCGGCTCGGCGCGGGTGACCTTGTCGCCGGTGACCCGGGCGACCTCGACGCGGTAGCCAGCGAGCATGGAGACGTAGCTCTCGCCCTGCTCCTTGCCCGCCTGGCCGGGGTCCTGCGGCAGCTTGATCCGGGTCGCCTCGCCATCGTTGGCGGCGGTGCGCTTGACCATCTCGCGCACGTCGCCGCTGCGCTTGCGCTCGCGGATCACGTCGGCCACGACGAACTTGCCGTTCGCCCGGCGCCCGACCCGCACGCCGGCGGTCCAGTCCGGCTTCGGGTTGGTGTCGGTCGGCTCGGAGGCCGCCAGGTCCCAGCCGCGGCCCCACGCCACGATGTCGTCGGGCAGGCTGTCGATCAGCTCGACCTCGTGGCGGCGGAAGTACATGCCGGCCGACGGCCGGATCTTCCAGTTGCCGTGCAGCAGCCGGGCCTGCTCGACGCGGCCCAGGGCCTTGAGGTTGGCCATGTAGCCGGGGTCGGCGGCCAGGCCGATCTGGTTGTCCGTGGCCTTGGCCGCGATGAAGGTGACCGATTTGGCGTCCTCAACGGCGACGCCGTGCTCGCGCGCCAGCTCCTCCGGGGAGTCGCCCCAGACCAGCTGATCGGACACGCGCACGAACCAGCGCAGCACGCCGCTGCGCTCGGGGATGGGGTAGCCGGTGTCCTGGTCGATCCACCACGCGATGAACTCGGCGACCCAGCTGTCCGCGTCCGGGTTGGTAGTCGCGCGCATGTAGGGCCGCACGCCGGAGACGGATCGGTTGCGGCTGAGCAGGTAGAAGAACTGGCTGCGGCTGAAATGCGTCAGCTCGTCCCACCCGACCATGGCGATCTGTCCGCCCTGCCAGTTCAGCACGTCGGTCTCCGACTGCAGGCCGGCGAAGTTGATCCGGGCGCCGGACGGAAAGATGAACCGGTGCCGGGGGTGCGTGCGCGGGTCGGCGTGGAGTGACGGATACAGCGTCATCGCCGTGTCCCAGAGGCCGCCCTCGTTGGTGATCTGGGCGGCCTCGCGCCGGAAGATCACTGCGCCGTACTTCGGATTTGCGGTGTGCCGGGTCGCCTCCAGCAGCAGCGCGAAGGTCTTCCCGCCGAACGCCGCGCCGCCGAAGATGGCGATGTCGGCCGGACTTGCGAGAAAGGCCTCCTGCGGCCCGGGCTGGGGGCGGATGGTGTTCATGCGGGCCGATCTCCCCGGCCGTTGTCCGGCAGGTAGATCACGGTCTGCTGCAGCGGCTCGCCGTCCTTGCCGGTGACCTCGAGCACCTGGCCCTCGCGCCAGCCCATGCGCGCCTTGGTGTAGTAGATCGCCGCGGTGCGGTCGCCCTCGCGAATGAGGCTGACGATCAGGCCGACTGCCAGCTGGTCGATCTCGGCCTTGCCGTGGTCCAGCTCTTTCCGGTAGTGCTTGCGCAGGGTCTTCTTGTCCAGCCCCATCAGCTTGGCGATGGTGTCCTGCGTGGAATAGCACGACAGCACGCGCACCTTCTCCCGGGTCTGCGCGGTAGGCTTGTGCGGCGCCTGATGGCCCTCCTTGTCGCGCTTGCTCAGGCGCATCGGAAGGCCTCCCGCAGCGGGCTGTCGCCAGCGAACACCACGACCGCGCCAGGCGCCATGGCGGCGACGGTGACGCCCTGCTGCACGAAGGTGCGCACGGCCTTTCCGCGGCTACTGCTTTGTGCCCCTCCGTCGTGGTGGTAGGTATCTCCGGTATAGCAGTCCATGCCGGCGCACAGGATCGGGCGGCAGCCCATCTGCGCGGCCGCGTAGATCGCCCACAGGCCGGAATTCAGCACCGGCGCCACCTCGCCCGGCAGGTCGAGCTGCAGGTCGGCGCCGGGCTTGTGCGAAATGGTCATCGCGCCGTCCCGGTCGACGTACTCGCGCAGGACGTCCAGCATGGAGACCTGATAGCCGGCCGCTTGGCTGGCGCGCTGGTGAAGGGCGTCGCGGTAGACCAGGTAGTCGACCGGCCGCAGCATCGCGCCGTGCTCGTTCGCGCTGATCCAGACCGCATCGTCGAGCGGCCCGAAGGCGTCGGCGAGGATGGCCAGGTCGCGGGGCAGGCTCGGCCCGCCGCCCATCACGACCGCGGGTTGCCCGGCGTGGCGGCCCCAGAGACTGGTCACCATGGCTTCACCAGCCGCCAGCACGGGGAGCGGCCCGCGGTCCCGAGTCGATCGACGGATCCGAATGGCGCCCAGACCTGGCGGAACAGGGCGTCCCACTCCGCCTCCGGGCGGGCGCTGATGTGCAGGTCGCGGCCGTCGTAGACGCTGGGCTCCGTGCTGGCCGAGGCCATGACGATGCTGCTGGCCACCCGGGCGAGCTCGGCCAGGGCCGGGGCCACGTCCTCGGGGATCAGGTGCTCCAGCACGTCCCAGCAGGTGACCACGCGCCAGCTGCCGTCCTCGTAGGGCAGCGCGTGGGCCTCAGCGAAGTGGACGCCTGGCCGGATCAGCTCGGGCACCACCTCCGTGCCGCAGACAGGGTCGAAGCCGGCGGCGCGCGCCATGCGCAGGGCCTCGCCGCGTCCGGTGCCCACGTCCAGCAGGCTGCCGCGGACCGGGCACAGCGCCAGGTGGGCGGCCACGTCGATCGTCCGGCGGCGGCCCATGCCGTAGTCCGGGCGGGTGTACGCCTTGCGGTACAGCTCGATCTCGGCGGCGCGGCTCATGCCAGCCCCCGAAGCTCAAGGTACGGGCGCGCGGCGAAGCCCAGCCAGGCGCGCAGCAGGCGGCCGTCGGGATCTTCGATGTTGCCGAACTCCGGCCGGTGACCGCGATCGATGCCGGCGCGGCCGGGCATGCCCTTCATGCCGGTGACGTGGCAGCCAGCGACCTGGCGCTTGACCAGCTTGGGCAGGCGCCACAGGTCCATGTCCATCAGCCGGACGCCGCGGCGGGCGATCGCGGCCAGCGCGTCGACGGCCGGGCCCTTGACGGCGGTCGAGCACAGGCAGGATCGGCCGGGGTTGCTGTTTTCCCACGCGCGCCCGGTGGCGACGTTGTACTTGCGGCACACGTCCTGGCCGGCCAGGTCGGCGCGCTCCAGTGCCTTCGCCATCATCCCGAGCCAGTACGGCGGGTACACGTCGTCGTCCTCGACGATGGCCAGCGGGATGGTCGGGTCGACCTCGGCCAGGCCGGCGAGCATGTTCTGGGCCTGCGTGTTCACGCCCGGGCGCGGGGGCAGCCGGATCACGGTCACGTCCCAGCCGGCCGGCGCGACGACCTGCGCCTGGCACTCGCCGTCATCGACCACGATCCAGCGCACCGCGCCGGCGTAGGACTGCCGGGCCATGTAGCCGCAGCACAGGGCGAAGGCGAGCGGGCGATCGCCAGTGCAGGTCAGGACCTGGATGTCGATTTGCCGGCCCGGATTCGACACGTCGGCCGGACCTATCGATGGCGTCAGCATCGCAGCGCCTCCGCCAGCGGCATCTTGCGGAACATGCCCAGGCTGGTGGTCGGGGTGGCGTTCACCACGTCGACGCCCAGGCGCTCGAAGTCCTTGGCGGCCTGCTCGAACCACGTCGCCCAGCGCCCGAAGCCGGGTTTCTGGTTCTGCAGCCGCCCAGGGTGCCGGCCGTGCCAGCGCGGCTCGCCGTCCGTCCACTGCTGGTCGAAGCCGACCAGAACGATCCGGCCCGCCCCGAACTGGTGCGCCAAGCCGATCGCCGCGGCGCCGCTGTTCATGCCCCACGCGATGACGCCCGGGACGTGGCTGACGCCGCCCATGGTCTTGTCGAAGGGGATCACGTTCAGCCCGGCGGTGCGGCCAAACTCCGCGTGCCCGGTCCAGACCTCACCCAGGCAGGTGGCCCGGATCTCATCGATGTGGCTGGCGTAGCGGCCGTGGTCGGGCTTCGCGCGGAACCAGTCGTCGTCGTTGCTGTAGTGGACGTCGGCCCAGCGGGCGAGCCGGAAGGTCGTGTTGACCGTGATCACGCGCGCCCGCGCACGGCAGTAGTCGGCCTGCTCCTGCGTCATGCTCGGGCCGGACGCCATCACGACGGCGATCTCCCCGGCCCAGCGGTTGGCGTGC